ATCAGTGTTGGAAGTGCTGAAACACTTTCAAACGATAAGGTTCAATTCTCATCTCAAAAAGTGGTTGTGACTCCGTTTGAACTTACTGTAAACCGTCAAACAGTTCACGCCGTTGAGATTTCAAATCTTGCACTTCTTCAATCTGAGGAGTTCATGCAAGAGCTTATGAAAGAAATGACTTACGAAATCATGTTCAAAATGGAATCGGAAATCATTGCTTATTACAACTCTCAAGTGACAAACGCAATCAACCCAACTGCGGCAAGTGATTTCGCGGCCGTTGATATTGCTAAAATCAGAACGGCACAATCTAAGGCGAAACTCCCAATGACTGACCGTTATGTTGTTCTTTCACCTGATTACTACGGCGACCTTTTAACTAAAAACCAAATCATTTCTTCTGATTTCGTTGATGGCCGTCCTTTCCAAGATCAGAAACTTCCAACACTACTTGGAAACAAAGTGTTTGAACACAATGCCCTTGCGACTGACACAGGAATGGCGTTCCACAAATCGGCACTTCAATTGGCAATGCAAAAAGAACTTTCTTTTGACATTGTAAACCTCAAGTCAAACAACAAACTTGCTCAAATGGTAGTTTGTGACATTGTTTGGGATATGAAGATGTTCGACAAAGACCGTGCTTGGAAACTTAAAGAGGCATAATTGATTCATGGGGGCCAAGTGCCCCCTTTACTTAAAACAAACTAACAAAGGAATATTTTTATGGGTTCTAAATTTTTCTCAGGTGAATTAAGAGTCATTAGAATTGAGCATGATTTCGCTCTTGAAAACAAGGCGATTGGTGCCCACGTTCTTGCTGACCTTCCAACAAACTTCATCATCAATTCAGTAAACGTTCAAACTATCGGAACGCTTACGGCCGGTGCTTCACTTGTAATTGGTGAGGATGGCGGTGGGGATGCCGACGGTTATTGTACTGACATCATTGCGGGCCAGGCCGACGGCAAGGTTGTTCGTGGTGAAGGTGCCCTTCTTTACAGCTCAACTGATAAGCGTCCTTTATCTTATCCAGTTGTTGCTTCAAAAGATGGCCTTCAAATCACAATTGGAACGGCGGCGGTTGTTGCCGGCAAACTTATTGTTTACATTGAAGGGATTCAGGCCAACTAATCTTGCTCAATTGGTTCAAGCTTGAATTGGCCCCGAGTGATCGGGGCCTTTTTATTTGTGGCCTGGCCAACAATGTAAAAAAATATTGATAAGATAGAATGGAAAAAAGAGGTGTGACATGCTTACTCAATTCATTCGACTTTTAAAAGATGGCATCGACGTTTCAATGGAAAACGCCGAACGTTCAGTGATTCAAATAAACGATGGCGAACACATTCTTTTGGGCCAGCGTTACCCGTTCAACAATTTCTTTGTTTCGGTTGTCGATGAGGGCCAGGAAATTGAAACAACCGGCATCACAATTGATTATTGGGATGGCGAGGAGTGGGTTGCCGCCGTTGACGTTCTCGACTTCACAAGGAACTTTTCACGTTCCGGCGTTGTTCAATTTCAATTGGCCAAGTTAAAGAATTGGCAACAAATAAAGGATTCAAGTGATGACACCGCCGAATTGGTGCCGCTTGAACTTGATTCAAAAAACATTTCAGATTGTTATTGGATAAGAATAAACAACGATGGGATTGACCGCAAAATCAATTTCATCTCGTATGCGTTCACAACAACATCAAAGGTAAACTCGGTTGACGTTGAGGCCAAGAACTATTTTGAAACGTTTGCCGCCGGCAAAACGGATTGGTTTGATGAGATTGTCACGGCATCGGAAATGATGATTTCTGAAATGGTTTCAAGTGGGTTGCTCAAATATCCTGGCCAAATCATCCTTTTGGATGGGTTTTATTTACCGTGTGCGTGGCGAACCCTGGCCCATATTTATCAAAACATGGGGAAAGGTTACGATGATAAAAAGGCAAGTGCGTTCACGGCCTATCAATCATTCTTGGGTGGGTTGATTACGGTTGACACCGACGAGGATGCAAGGCCTGATAAGTTTGAAGATAGTGCGACCCAATCAAGGCTTGAAAGATGAACTTTTCAACGATTCACGACCAAATATTTGTTGCCGTCAAAGAGGCGTTACCTGAACACAAGGAACTTGACGACAACGTGGTGATTGAAAACAATAATGCCCTGAAATTGAACAAAGGGTTTTGCATCGAGTTCAGGGGTGCAAGAAACACCAACCGTGTTGTTGATTGCCTCATGAGTGTTGCCCAAGATGTTGTCATCACGAACACCCTTTCAAACCGTGGAACCGAAACCGACATTGAGGCCAGGAAAAGGGCCGAAAAGGCAATTCTTGAGGATTGTTATAAAATAGTCAAAGCGATTGAATCAAACGTTCAACTTGACGACACTTGCGAGAAAATCGAGTTCTCAAGTCATAACGGGATTGAGTTGATTATAAACGACGATGAAAAAACATTTTTAATGGTACAGGCCACCTATACAATCGAGTGGTTCAAACAAAAGGAGTTCTAAATGACCGTTGGTATTTCAAGAAAAAAAACGGTGCTTGCCCTTGTGAAAGAAGTCACCGAGGGTGTGCCGGTTCAACCAAGTTCATCAAGTGATTACACGGCCCTTCAAGAGGGGTTTTCAATGTCACCGTCATTTGATGTTTTAACAAATGCCGAACTTAAGGCATCAATCGGGAAAGGTAAGGATGAATTGGGTTCAGAAAATCCAACCGCCTCTTTTTCTCATTACATTAAGGCAAGCGGCGTTGAGGGCCAGGCACCTGATTACTCTCCTTTGCTTGAGGCGGTTTTCGGTTCAGTAAAAGAACAGGCGGCCGAGAATGAAACAATTTCAGGTTCAACAACAACCGCAATCAAATATGATGAAACTGAGGTTGTGGAACGTGGCCAGGCCATTCTTATCAAAGACGGCGTGAACGGCGTTCAAATTCGCAACGCAAGTGAAGTTGTTGGCGACACAATCACACTTGCACAAAAAGTGGCGGTTGCACCGTCAAGCGGCGTGAAACTTGGCAAGGCGGTTCTTTATAAAGCGGCCGATGAATCTCACCCAACACTTTCAATGTGGCAATACCTTGGAAACGGTGGGGCGATTGAACTCATGTCAGGTGCCCGTGTTACTGATTTTTCATTGAGTGCCGAGGCGGGCCAGTTCGTAAATGGTTCATTCACCCTTGGTGGGATTTCATACTATTTCAACCCAATCGTAATTGGTTCAAGTGACATCAAGCTTGATTTCCTTGATAACTCAACAACTCGTGTTGCGACAATTGCGGCAAAAACTTATAAAGACCCAAGCGACCTTGCCGACGCAATCGCACTTTCAATGAACTCACTTGGTTCAACAAACACGTTCGTTGTTTCTTACTCGAACACAACTGGTAAGTTCACAATCTCATCAAATGGAACCACGTTTTCACTTCTAAACAAGATAAGCTTGGGTTCTCGGTTGCCGCCGATAAAACAGGTTCATTGTCTTATGTAAGTGATTCGGCCATCAACCTTGCGGCACCTCACACGCCATCTTATGACGACGTTTCGGCGTTCGTTGCGAAATCAAACGAGGCGTGGCTTGGCGGTGTGAATGACATCGGTTGTTTCAAGGCACAATCGGTTTCAATCTCAATTGCCAACACAAAAACTGATATTCCTGATTTGTGTGAAGATTCGGGGAAATCGGGTTCATTGTTCACTGAAAGGGTTGTTACAACTGAGGTGACGGCGTTACTTTCCAAGTACGATGCCGAGAAATACCGTAAGTTTAGAACAGGCGAAAACGTTCAATTCACTTACAATTTCGGTGCAAAATCAGGGGGCCAATGGGTTGCCGGTAAAGTGGCAAACGTTTTCCTACCAACGAACACAATCACCGCATTGTCGATTGAAGATCAAGATGGCCTTTGCATCCTGAACATGACTTTGACCTCTTATGTTCAAGATGGCAAACCTGAGGTTTTCCTAAATTTCCTATAAACCAACCAACCGGCCAGGCCTAACCGCCTGGCCATTTTTATTGGAGCAATTCAAATGAGCAAATTGAAATTTAAAAAGAACGTAAACACCGACCTTTTCAAAGGTCACATTTCCTATGTCATGTTAGGTTACGAGGAGCGAGTGGCAAAGGCCCAAGAGGTTTTTGTCAATCTTGGAGAACAACCCGTGATTGACTCCGATGGGAACGAAACAAACAAAAAAGAAACTATCATGAGTGCCACGGCACAACTTGAACTTGGCAAAAAATATTATTCAATTGCCCTTGAACAAATTAGTGATGTTTCACTTGAAATCGTTGCCGACGGCGATATGAAAGGCACAATTGTTGATTCACTTGAACAACTTTATTGTTTCCAAGAGGGTGCCGAAATCGTCAACGAAATCGTCAACGTTATCCTTGGCGGTCATCGTTTGGGAAAGAACTAAGGGAAACACTCAACAAGCAAGTGACAATGATTTACCATGGGGTGCAAGATGAGGGCACCCCACTTGCGTTCATTGTCGAGGATTTCCTCAATCGCAAAATGCTTGCAAAACTTGGTTATCAATTTGGCCCTGAAAATTTAACTGATTTTCAAGTTCAGGCCTTCAATGTTATTTCGGCGAAATTTAGTAAACTAGAGGCGGATGAAATAAAACGCAAGAAATAACATGAGAGGGATTTCATGGCAGAAATTAAAGTCACGATAAATGCCAAGGGAATAATCACCGGCGTTGATGAGGTAAATAAGGGCCTTAAGGGCGTTTCAGATAATGCAAAGAAAACATCGGATGACCTAAAAAAGGCGTTCAAGGTTGATGTCACGGCCGCAATTCCTGGCCTAAAAGATGCGAAAAATGCAATTGGTTCAATAAGTGATGCCTTTTCAAGTGCAAAAACGGTCATTGCCGGCGGCCTCATTGGCGGTGCCGTCATTGCCGGATTGCGTGAGGTTGTTGATAGTGCCCAAAAGTTTGAAAACGCTTTAATTGGCCTTAAATCAGTGGCCAGGGCAACGGGCCAAGACGTTGATGCCGTTGCACTTGCCGCAAAAGATTTGGCAAGTGACGGTTTGGTTCCACTCAATCAAGTGGCCAGTTCTTTAAAATCCCTTTTGGCATCGGGGTTGAACCTCGAACAATCGGTCAAGCTATTCAATGCCCTGAAAGATTCGGCGGCGTTTAACCGTCAAGGTTTCTTGGGATTGGGTGAGGCAATTGAAGGTGCCGCCCAAGGTATTAAAAATGGAAACTCAATTCTAGTTGATAACGCCGGTATTACTAAAAACCTTTCAGTTCTTCAAAAAGATTACGCCGCAAGCATTGGCACGACGGTTGGGAAACTAACCGAGGCCCAAAAAATTCAGGCGGCCTATGTTGGAATTTTAAAAGAGGCGGCGATTTTCTCAGGGGATGCCGCAAAATTAAGTGATACCTATTCGGGTGCAACGGCACGACTTGGTGCCGCTTATGACCGTTTAACCGCTTCACTTGGTTCGTTTATCACTCAATCAAGTGTCATCAAATCACTTGTTGCCGGAACTGCAACGTTTTTCAATAACGTTGCCGAGTCATTTGAAAAACAAACACCTGAAAAGAGAATTCAGGCAATTCGTTCGCAGTTGGCCGGGTTCCTTAAAGATGTTGAAAACTCACCATATAAAACGAAACTTTTGGAAGAACTTTCCGTTCTTGAAAAACAAACCGCCGAACAAAAGAAGATTGCCCAAGCTTCCCAAGAAAAAATAACGGCCGAAAGAAATGCCAAGACCGCCGCCGAGGAACTTGCCAAAACCAATGCTGAAAATGCGGCAAAACAACTCAAGGCAATTGAAAAACTCAAAGAGAAGTATAAAGATGCGGGCCTATCTGAACTTCAAAGACTTCAAAGAGTTCGTGACGAGGATTTAAAGGCGGCCGGAAACAATGCCGACTTAAAACTTTTAATTGAGCGTAAATATTATGACGAGGTTGCCAAGCTTGAACAAAAAAATGCAAACGAGGCAATCAAGAACGCCAATGAATTAAACCGCCTGAGAAAAGAGGCGTTTCAGGTTCTTGGCACCAAGGCGGCAAACCCATTTGCCGAAATAAACCGCCCTGATTTTGGTGGGAATAAAGCACTTGAAAGTGAGTTCAACAAACGTCAAACAATCGGAACCGTTGCCGGTGGGTTGAACTTGGTTGCCGGCGGTGCCGAGGGTGCAAAATCCCTTGTCACGGGCGTTGCCGGCCTGGCCATTGATGCGTTCGTTCCTGGCCTTGGCCAAGCGTTGCAACCATTGTTGGGTGCCTTGACCGCCGGCCCCGAGGCAACACGCCAAATGGTCAAAGATTTTGCCGCCGCAATTCCTGATTTGGTTGAGGCATTGATTGATGCAATCCCTGTTTTAATTGAAGAACTCGCAAATCAGGCACCAATTATCATTGAACGCCTTGCCGACAAGGCACCTGAAATCATCACACGCCTTGTGAAGGCGGCACCAAGAATCATTTTCAAGCTTGTTGAAAATGCCCCAAAATTCATCTTTGCGTTGGTTCAACGTGCCCCTGAAATTATTGGTGCAATTATCCGTGGAGTTCCAAACCTTATTGGTGCCCTTGTTGGCGGTATTATCAATGGGGTTGGGCGTATTGTTGGGGCGTTCATCAACGGAATTGTAAACGGTGCCGGAAAATTTATTTCGGCAATTGTGAATGGGATTGCAAAAGCGTTTACTGGTTTTGCCGATTATGTTCTTGGGTTGCTTGGGTTGGGAAAAAAGAACTCACTAAGTAAACGGCCAGGAACGCAATCAAACGACATTGTGGCATTTGTTACAACTGGCCCAACGGGTGATTCAAAAATCAATGCCGGTTTAAATATTGCAACACTTGGCGGTGCCGGCCTTGCAACAAACGTTGTAAATGAAACAAAAAATTGGGTCAACAAAACATTTGGTGTTAAATGGGCAAAGGGCGGTGAGGTTTCAAAGGTTATTGGTGGAAGTGCCTTTCAAGATAGCGTTCCTTCAATGCTTATGGCCGGCGAGGTTGTCGTTGACCGTGTGACCACGGATAAATTGAAACGTTTTCTTGACGGCGGCGACGGGGCCACAAGTGCAATGATGGGGCAAATTGCTAAAATGTTGGCAATGCCAATGACCGTTGAATCATCACTTGAATTGAATCAACGTGAATTTGCAAACATCATTTTGACATTGAACCGAACAAATCAAAGGTTGAACGCATGATTGACAATGATTGCAAGATGAGGTTGGCCCTCAACAATTATTTAAACACTGGTTTTGTTAGCATTTACAATGCGGCAAGTGCCAACGAAATCCCTGGCCTTTTGCCACTCTCCAATATTTATGACGATTCAAGGTCATCATTCTTTAAGTTTTTGGGGCGGTTTTATTTTGGTTCAAACACCAAGATTTATTTTTCATTGAATGGAATTGACTACACGGCAACAATTGACCTTTCAGGCCTGGCCGTTGCCAATCAATTGCCCGACCCTAACACCGTGGCATTTTATGTTTCAAATGCCATTTCGGCGGCCGCAAGTTCATTTGATGTTTTTTGTGCCTATGACTCATTGGCATGTCATTTTTATTTCACGTCAACAAACCCAACCTTTACGGCCCGTTTTAGTCAAACGACCGATGCCGCTTGGACAATTTTAGGATTCACTGAAACGGTTGACGTTGTGGGAACCGAAATCAGGGCGGCAAGGGTTCGCAAATCTTACCCGTCGGAATATCTTGATTTTGATTTTGGTTATTCGGCCGACGTTCGTTTTGTTGCCATTCTTGGGGATGCCTCAAAGGCGGTTGGTGTTTCGGAAACAATGGTTGTGAGATTACACGCCAATTCAATCCCCAATTTTGACACGCCGGCACTAACAATCAACCTTTCCCCTGAGAATTATGATGAGCGTGGAATTTTCAAATTCCTTGATGATTTAAGTGATTCGACCGCTTATCGTTATTGGCGACTAGAATTTTTCAACTCTGAAATTGGCGGTGAATTAAAAATTCATCACATTTATTTGGGCGATTATCAGACAATC